TCCATTCTGGATGGTTTTTCTCTGAGCCAGTTATTTAGCTTCTGCACGTTGACGCTCTTTTTCTCTTAACTCTTTTCGCGTCTGCATGAACCTCTGATAGTCGTCCCAAAGCCCTGCGCGACCACTGTAAATAAACATTTGCTTGATTTCGGCCTCTTTATTGCGAATATCTTCCAAAGCAAAAAAAGCGTCCATGTCTCCATCGGCCGCTTTCTTCTGTATTTGTTCTTTGGAATCTGCGAGCTTTGTTAGTTGAGGCCCCATCTGTCCCACAGACTGAATGTTGCCACACATCTCCTTGATCGCGCCTATCGCCTCATTAGCTGCTTTAATTGCGCTGATTGCTAGGCCGATCTCCGCTAACATCTCGGTCACCTTCATCAAGATGGCTACAAGCATGGCAATGATCCTCCCTGCCGCACCGATCATCACTGCCTCAATACGCTTGATTCTAAGGATCGTTTCCTTCCACCGCTCACCGCACACCTGTTCATGTGCCTCAAGACGTATCTCGATGGTATCAATTCGCTTGTGAGCTGATGCAGCAGTGCGCTTGTCCACTAGTATGTTCCTTGCCAGACCCGAAACTTATCGAACTCACCGGACAGAATCTTGCGTTTCACAACTTCTGCACGGGCTTGTGTGTCGTCCCATCTTACCCCAGCTTCCTTACACCATTCAGCTATTAAGTTGATTGGTATAGAGCCTACTAGACGACTTTCCCCTGTTTGACCGCACCCGGCTTCACGCAACATCTGTGCGCGATGCAGCTCTGGATTTACATCATGAGTTTTCTGGATGACGATCTTGTTATCGGCTTCATTAAAATGAACCTTTTCACTGATCTTGGGCATCGGCCTTTTCCACTTTCGGCTTGCGTGTGCGCTTTGGCTTTGGAGCTTCTACCTCAACCATTGGCTCTAGATTAGTGCCCATAGTGTTAGCGATCTTTTCATCCAGATCAATAACATCGCCTCGTCTGTACTTCTGACCGGCTACAAATAACGTCCCCACAGTTACTTTATATTTCATATCAGTCTCCTAAAGCAGAAAGGGGCCGTAGCCCCTTCCTTGGTTACTTCAATTAAGAAGTTGTGTTGTCAGCGATGATACCTGACGCTTTCTCGTTGAGAGAGCACAGAGTCAATTCAGTGACAACCTGGCGGCGAGTTGAGTCACCAGTTTTGCTGAGTTCTACGTTCTTAGTAGGACGCAGGACACCTACTGACCAGTACTCGTTCTGCATGATGAAAATATCACGCGAGCGGTTCTGGCGTGTAGGAACGAATTCAACCGTTCCCCAAGGGGTCACATATACGTCAACAGCATTGATGACAGCGTTAGTACCACCGACAGAAGCACCGATAGTTGAACGCTGGTTGTTCATACCAGTGAAGCCAAGTGCCTTGTTCATCTGGAATGCTGACAAGTAAACAACGTCAGGGTTGCCGCCTTGCTCCCAGATTGACTGCATGACAGTGTCGAACTTGGTCTGTGTGAACGCAGTTACTGCTGTTGTTTCATCAGTCGCTGCATCAGTACCGTCACCAGTAGGATCCGCACCTTCGTTCGCACCACGATCAGTGTTAGTAATCATCCAAGCTGGAGCACCAGCCAATTCACGCGCAGTTGTGCTGTTACCAGCAACGCGAGCATTGTTGTCGAACAGAGCCTTCTCGATGTCGAGCTTTTGCTCTTTTGCGATCTTCAGCGTCTGGTACGCCATTTCCTTCGCACGGCCAGCCTTAGTAAGACCTTCATCCGTATCAGGAATGATTACCGCGTTCTTGAAGATCTGAGTGTAGTTACCAAGGCGTGAAGTCGCTGTGCGGGCTTCAGCAGTGGTCTCGTCACCTTCAATGTGCGCGTTTGCAGCTGATGCGCGTAATGCGTCTGTCTGCCACTCGTGCAATGTGTTAGTCGCTTTGACTTTCTTACATGCACTATAGAAAGGTGTGTCCTCTGGACTTACGTCATAGATGATGTCTTCCAGCGACTCCCGGATGCCATTTGCATCATATGAATCGAACGTGTTTGTTGGTTGAGCCATGACGGTCTCTCCTTAAAGTTACTTAAACATCAGGGCCAGTGCGTGTTCATCGCTACCTGACTTTTTCAGTTGTGCTCGCAGCTCGCGAGTTACGTCTTTCTTGGTGTTAACCGGCTTCACTCCAGGCTTGATTACTTTCCGGGCTTTTTTAGCCTTTGTCTGCACCTTGCCCTCGTTGGCCTTCATCTTCCTGTACAACATAGCGTCCCGCAAAACTAGCAAGTCTCTGTGACTTGTGATCTGCCCGAGCATCTCTTCTGGATACCCGTAATACTGCGTAGCAGCCTGTACTATGTCATTCTTGAACTGAGCTGCTTTATCAGCGTCACGCAGTTCTGGAATTTGCTCCATGAGAATCCGGGCTTCTTGCTCGGCATGCACTTCAAGTGCTTGTGCCTCCGCTTGTGAATTGGCTGCAATTTGCTGCTGTACCAAATTCCACTTTTTAGCCTGTTCCTGGTAATCCAGATTCGCTTCCATGAAACCAATCGGATCATCCGGGTAATGTTCTCTTTTCGGCTCAACCGGGGGTGTTATCCCACCTGTCTGTAGCTGTTGCACCAAGTTCGCAAGATTTACTCTTTCTTGCGCTAGGGTCTCGTAAACCTCTTCGGCTTTTTTCCGAGCCTCTGCGGCTTGTTGCATACCCTTCTGGACGTACTTCTGACCTGAGTAACCTTGCTTGAGCTGATCTAGGGTTACCTCGACTTCCTCACCGTCAACTTTGACCATGTAGACAGTCTCTTGAGGTTCCTCTTCAGCGGCTTCGTCCTCTTCGCTTTCGTACTCGTCCTCTTCATCAGAATCAACTACTGATTCTTCAGTATCCTCCTCAGTCTCTTCTTCAAGCTCTTCCACTTCTTCAGAAACGTCCTCTTCGGGTTGCGCTTCCTCCGCTTCCAATACTTCTTCCGTTACTTCGGAGCTCTCTTCTGGTTGTACCAAAAGATCAGCTGCTGACTCTACTGTCAGGCTTTGTGTTTCAGTCGTTTGCACGGTACTGATTCCTCACTTAGCTTTCTTTTTTAATCTCCACTAACTCATCGTCAATGGCAGCGCGAATAACACGCTGTACCTCATCGATTCCAAGGACTATTTCCCTGGCTTTGTCGATGTCATCAATTGTAGCACTGCTGTCTAAAAATACAGCAACTTGCTCGCCCTTGATAAACTCTATGATCTCCTGAAATGTCTCATCGGCCATTAGCCGTTTAAATCGTTGCGCTCGATCTCTTACCTTCGACATTAAAACCTACTTTGTTCTACAGCCTGTTGAGGTGCAGTATCGGGGAAACGTGGCTCGTTTTGCATCTGCTTGATGGTTTCAACGTCCACCGCTGTACCGTACTTACCTACAATCTCAGCAGCCTTAATGAGTAAATCCTGATCCATCTTGTCGCGTTCACGGTCATCTGCAGCCAGAGCCTTCTGCGCGTCTAGTTGAATCTTAGCAATATCTGATTGAGCTTTTGCCTGTGCCCGGATGGTTTCAGCCTGTATCTGAGCCTGGGCCATTGCAGCACTAGGATCTTGCTTACCTTGCATTGCGGCGGCCTGTGCCTGTTGCTGTGCCATGATCAGTTGCTGCTCAATCTGTGCGTTCATTGGCCGGTAGTAACGATCGCTATTGCGTACACCAGTGATCGCTAGCATATCTGCCAATGTATTCCGAATATTTGTAAGCGTCACAATGCCATTTTGTGCACCGTAAGCTTGGTAGATTTGCATTTGTGTTTGCAGGGTTTGCTGTAACGCTGCGAGACGCTCGTCTTCTTTACCTGTTCCTAGTCCTACGTTGACCGAGATAGCCATATTGGTGTTCCAGGATTTAGGATCTACCGGGGCAAACATTTCTCCAGAGATACGCATCATCTCTTGTTCTGGCGAGTTCTCAGCTAGCAACTTGAGCATGAGCCGGAATAGCCGAGTCACACCGCCTTCTGCAAGGTTTCTAGCAATGACTTCAATGTGTCCTGCGGCTGCACTTGCTGTCAGTCGGGCAGCTGTTGCTGTTTGCGCGACAAGTGCATCTGGATCTAACCCGGTGGATGCCCGAGATATCCCGGTCTTTGATTCGATCAGTTGATCGTAATACTGCATCGCCCCGAGCGTCTGACCGGCTGCAAATGGCACTGTCATTTCCTGAACAGCATTTGCTGTTTTCATACGAACAATGCCACCAATCTCATTATTTAACAGATCATCAATGTTGACCTGTCCCTCAACCATCGACAGCCGTGGGTTATTGACCATCGCAATATTGTCGAGGATTCCGCGCAGGATAGATGTTGACGCGTCCTGATCTTCAACAATCAGGTCTGCGATCGAACGGCCAAAGAATGCATGTGGCTCTGGATCTGACTCAAAAATAGCGAATGGCACTTCATCACATGGATCATAATCTAGTAGCTGATACTGCCCACCACCCATAGTGATCTTGTAAAGCTGCGCTGTCCCTGTGCCATCAATATCCATCCGCATATAAGCTTCTGTGACAGCAACAAGACGCATTGAAGGATCCCGAATATCTTCGTCTTCTTCTTGCTCGTAACCCCTGCGCTCAAAATCTTCTGCTTCAGCCATAGTGTCATGATCAGAGATCCCAGACAGCGACTTAACCACTTCTGGATCGTAGCCCATGGCGATCAGATCACCGGCTCTCATCTCAGTGCGATGGCCACACACATAAAAATCATCAATTGATTTGGCGTTACGATCGACGAAAAACTCTTCTGGCGGCACTGCCTCTACACGCATCTCACCAGTAGTGATAAACCGAGCGATCTTGGCATCGTGCACTGGGATCTGTGCCTCCATACCATCTTGGCCGATCTCGACCTGGTAAGTGACCGAGTGCTCAATGACTTCCACATCGTCGTCTTGAGCCAAGAACATGAACTCTTGCTCTGTCAGATTGGTGTACTCATGTGTCTGAGATGTGCGTGTCTGATCCCAGTAAACTTTTGCAATGCCGGCTTTCTTCAACAGCGAGTCGTGAAACACCTCTGTCAAGACGCGGAACCCATTGCGCTCTGTAAAATGCGAGTGAACGTACTTGGTTGCGGTCTCTGCTGGCCCGATCTCTTGCGGGTTGTTTGGTGTGAACTGAACGTATTGCTCATTCGATAAGAACACGCGCATCAGACTTGGCTTGATCTGGCGAATGGTGTCACGCACCTTTGTAGATACAACGCGACTACGTCCTTCCTCGACACCAAGATCTACCTCGCCATCGTAATAACGCTGCGCCTTAATACGGTCTTCAGCGATTTCTGATTCAATGAAGTCAATAGCATCCGAGACAGCGTCACGGGCGATGCTCTCGATCTCGCTTTCTTCCATTGGCTGGAAAGGAGATTCCTGTTCTAGCATCTCCTCTTCTGAACCAATCAGCTCTTCCGATACCATGTCTTCGACTTCGATCATTGGTTCTGTGCCTCTTCAATCTGCTGCGCTTCAGCTAAAACTTGTCGCATTTGCGGTGAGTATACCAAAGGAATATCTGGACGCTTATCGACTATACGTTGAAGTAACCCCGCGCCATACGCAGCTTCACCGGCTAACCTTGGTGAGCTTGAAGCAGCTAATGCGATAGCAGCCGGAATATTCTGAGTACCCAAGCCGACAACACCGATCGGCTGTGTAGCCCCTTGAATACCTCTTGGAGTTGCAGATGACAATGACTGACCAGCAAGTTGTGGCATCAAGTAATTAGGCTGGCCTTCCATAATATCGACAAGCTTCTGTCTTTGGCCGTAGTTAGTGTTGACGTTATTACGCATCACCGACTGCAGCTTACGCAGTTGTGTATCGACACTTGCAGTTGGCCGTAATGAAAGAGTCTGTTCAATCTGCTTTACCAGGTCGCTCATCTCTTCGTACTGCTTCATCACCTGGCCGTATACCGGGGCTTGCCTAACGATATCTGTCTTAACAGCGTTATAGATATCACCAATCGCTGCCCGAGCATTCTTGGCTTCCATAGGAATGGTATCTAGAACTGCATAGATAGACTGCTTGAGCTGATCAAACGCCTCAACAGTCCTAAACTCTGGGCCACCGGCCTTCCACTTATCCACAAGCTCTTTTGCTTTCTGGACAGCCGCAAAACCTCTTTCCTGTGTCACCGCGCCCTTGTAAGTTGTCCGGTCAATACCGCGCTGAATCGCTGCGTCGATACCAGCAAAACTGAGCTGCGTAGGGTCTGACAAAACCCCAGTGTTCATTGCATTACGGTAATCGGCTGCTCGTTCTGCTTTGAGCCTAGCGAGGTTTTCTTTAGCATCCATGACGACTTGCACCGGGTCAGCTCGACCACTGATATTCTCCCGGAATGCTTCAGCTCGTTGACCACCTTCTCGACCGGCTTCAAAAGCTTCTCTGAGTGGTGTATAGCCAGCACCTGTTGTAAGAGCTAATGCACCTCCTGCGAGCTGAGTAGCACCCTGAGTAGCACCGATCGTCGCACCAAGAGGATCTGTGTACTTTGATGTTGTCTGACCGACAGTCTTCGCCTTTGCCGGTAATGACGCTGCGCTAGTCAATGGAGCTGCTTTACCAGGGATGGTAGCCGCGCCAAGACCAAGAACCATGCCTACATCACTGAGGACACCGGCAGGATTACTAGCAAACTCTTTCTTGAATCCCTCGATGCTGCCGTATTTGTTTGCGTACATTTCACCGACTTTGCGAGCAAGCTCTCTGGACTCTTCATCTTCACCGATCGCTTGCACAAGGCCTTCTGGCAGAACTTCTTGCAGGATCCCTGCACCAAGCTTTGTGATCGTGTCAGCGGTCTGTATCGGGCTCATAATGGCCTCTACAGTTTGCTTGCCAAGCTTGTACGTTGATGACGGTAAATTCCGTAACGCTTCAACAGCAACTTCTAGCCCGGATGCTTTTGCGTAATCTAACTGTGATGGATCATCCCAGGGAGCGGTTGAGTACCAAGGAGCTTTTTCTTCTGCCATTACTGCACCTCTTCCCAGTTATCCTTGTTCATCCATTGACCTTCTGGGCCTTTAAATCGATAAGTCGTATTCGTATCGGTATCAGTCCAAGTGTCCCCAACTTTATACCTTGCGCGATCGGGAGCGGCTGGAACTTCAATTTTTTTGAATCTTTCCGTACCAAGCTGTTCATTAAGGGCAGCATAATCACCACGCTCAACCTTTTGGTTGTAAAAATCAATCGCTTTCTGAGCGTACTTCCTGCGCAGCTTCGATACTTCCTCAATCGCTTCTGCTGTCATGTTTGTAGTACCGGTCAATACTGAACGCAAGAACTCTCGCTCTGCCGGGGTATCTAGACCGCGAGCACCAATACCTAACGCGCTAATTGCACCAAATACATCTGTACCTAAGAGTGATTCTAAGAGCTGTGTATCTGCGGCTCTTTCGATCGCCGCCCGATCGCCTAACAATGCGAGCCCTCGATCAACAAATTGCTTAAACTCAGCTCCCATCCCGGTGGTTGGTGCTCCAGCTGCTAACAAGCTAAGTGTCTGGTCAATCTTGTTGATAGACGTAACAGCCGCCATGGCTGCGTCAGCTGCTTTTATGTCTGTCTCAGCAATATTACCCATCGCTGTTGTCAGATATGCCTGATCGCCTTTCTTACTGAGATCAATGTTGATACCGGCTTTCTTTAATGCGTCTACCCCAATGTCATACTCAGCTTGTGTGATTCTTCCCGCACTCAAATCCGCGTTCAATTTAGCAATCGCTGACTGTGGCTTACGGCTTGTGATAATTGATGAATAGATTTCTTTAGCCATTGATGGGTTCGCTTCCACCAACGCCGCTTCATCATTGAATCCCATGCTTCGCAATTGTGTCGCAACGGCTTTGGCTGTTTTGTTTGATACAGACATAGCCCGGAGATCTTTGAGCTCTGATCTGATTGCCGCGGCTAAACCTTGATCTGGTTGCAATCGCATCGTGTTGAAGCCAAGAGCTAATCGCAACATGTTTTCTGGGTTTTGAAAGTACCCAGTTACTTGATCCATAAAACTAGGATCATTTTTGAGTTCTGGATTAGCTATCATCTGGCGGGTCACTGCATCAGCATCAGCGGCTAGATTTTCCATGCCCATAACGTCAGCACCAGGCTTTAACATGCCTCTGCCACCCATATCAGTGTCGCCACGCCTTGGGACTACCACTGGAGGATTGACGCTGCCAACTTGCTCTTGAGGCATTGGTGACGGCATCTGCCCTTGCATGAGACTTTGCATCTGTGGCGTTGTGCTTGCTTGATAAATATTGCTACCAGACATCACATTCATATCTGTAGCCTGTGGTTGCGAAAAGACGACTTCGTTTTGCCCCATAGATCTTTGTAAGGCCGTTGTCGGCCTCATTACAGGGCTTGCCATAGGAGGAGTAAGTGAACGGCTATTAGATTGACGCAAAAGCTCATCAATAATGCTAACGACAGAATTAGTGCGTGGTCTTAACATATTTGCTCCTAGAATGGCGTACCGTACCCAGTTTCATTTTCAGCTCCACCGGGGTCATAACCATCATTTTCTTGAGGCCCTGACCAGCTTGGCCCCATGCCGCCACCAATTTCGGCTCGATAAGCGTCTCCACGGTAACCAACATTTCCTGTTGCAGCGTTATCTGAGTCTCCATCAATTGGAAACATACCGGCGTTCCATAGATCTGAGTTTTGGCCAAACACACCGCCAATTCCTGTAGTTCCTGGGTCACCGAAACCTAGCAATCTTCCGACTGTAGAGTATCTTTGTCCATAACCAATCTGTGTCGGATTTTGTCTTTCGTATTCTTGAATATAAGCGTCATTCATCAAGCCAATACCAGTTCCAACGACAGGAATTGCCCCAACCCATTTATTCATATTTATTGCATCACGATATTTTTCTTGAGGTGTACGGTTATCTTCAACCATGTCACCTCCATCACCATCACCACCGCTAGTAATTGGCTGAATTGGCAAAATTGGCTGAATTTGCATCGCAGCCTCTTCTTCCAATCTTTTTCGACGCGCTAACCTTCTGGCATCTGCCTCTGCGTTACGCTGTCTCGCCGCTTCTACGGCCTCCATGATGCTGAACATTACCGGCCACCATATGCTGTCGCTGCCATTGTCAGGTAATCAAACAGACCTGGTTGTCTTGTTTGCGTTGTTGTTTGAGGAACTGGGGCCGCGCCTAATGCAGCGGATCCATAGCCTAATCCCGCTGCAGGAGCCCCTGTGTACTGCTGGTACTGGCCTCTCGCAGCATCAATCAATGCCTGTTGCAATGCTTGCTGTTGTTGCCCTTGTGCGGCTAGATCTTGTTGGATCGTGCGTCCGGTCTGGAACGATGTTTGTCCCAAAGCACCAAGTTGCGCAGCTTGTTGCATCCGGTTCTGAATATCTTGTTGTGCCATCTGCTGCGCGTTAGTGAATCCTTGCTGACGCAGAAGTGCTGATTGTTGCCCAATCTGTTCTGCAACACCACGGCCAAGCTCTGCTTCAGCGATACCGTGTCGAGATCCGCCGAATGCTTTTGCGGCAGTTGCCTGAGCTCCAAGTGTGTTCAAGCCCATTTGAGCACCGCGCAAGATATCTTGAGTATTAGCCTCGATTACTTGTTGCGTGTAAGGATTTTGGTATGTCGATAGATCTGTGCCACCAATCGTTCCTGCACCGACAGTCCCAGCCAACGCGCCCTGTTGCGCTGCTGACGCTTGTTGCATTGGGTTGGCGGGTACTCCACCAGGTGCTGCTCCGGCCATGATTATCTCCTTACCCGGTATACCCGGTATCGCTACCGAACAGTGATCCGTAAATGTCAGCTTGCGTTGGATTTGCCTGTTGTGCCGCCGCTACTGCTTGCTCATACATTGGTGCTGATGAATAACCGATCATGCCGCCTACGTTTTCGGCTTGAGGCATGCCTTGGAAAGCGGTCAAAGGTTGTTGGCCCTGGGGCATCATTCCGAATGCTTGCGCTGTATCAATATTCATCTGCGCAGCTGCTTGCTGTGTTGGATTGAACCCTGCCACATCTAAGCCGTAGTAAGGCTGGTAACCGAGTTGCTGAACTTGTTCTGCCCGAGCAATGTTCTGTTTCGCAGCGTCCTCTAAATATCCTGGTATGGATACTGATGATGATTGGCTACCGCCTTTTCCACCACTCATATTAGCTCCTTAGCTAACGTCACATATTTCTCTTCGTAGCCAACGTCCTTCAAGACTCTGGCCCATCCCTTGCGTCCTGCTATGGTCATCGCGGTACACCCTTGCAGCTTGCCCCACTGTTCAGCGGATTCCTGCATGTCCACGATCCCTTCCATTTTTCCGGCGGCAAGGAAAACGTGTAAAACCTTCCTATTAGGATACACCACTATCTCTGTCACTGCACATGCTTCAGGGCCTGGCCATAGCTGCATCGTGCCCTTCAGAATGCCTTCAATAACGTCTGTCACATCATGTGTGCCGCCACTGTATGCGAGCGCGTCAGCGATCCAGGGCAAGCACCTTTTGATCTCTTGTACGATTTGCGGTTCTTCTACAATTGCGTTCATACATCCACCTGGGTAATAACCATAACTGCTGATGGTGCAGCAGGGTATGGGCTTGATGCCGCTGTCCCTTCGATCTCTAGTCCAGTATCAGTGACTGAGAACGCCGCCTCGATGTAATCATTAGCCGCAACAGTAAATAATCCTGCGCGCGTGATTACTTGGCTTTCGCCTGAATTCTTGACCGAGTGAACCATCGTGCTGTACGACAATGATGTGCCGTTCTTCTTCGGCCAAATGTAAATGGTTTTACTGTTAGAGTTGCCTGATTGCAGCTCGCAACTAAACTCCAATTTATACGTTCCCGCCTTCTCGAAAACGATACGACTCGTTGTGGTGTCATCAATACTGATGTGGTTACTGATCGCCTCATTTGTCCAAGTGATCAATGTCTCAGTATCAGCCGCACTAGCTGTAAACGTAGTCGTGGTGTACGCGAGTAGGTGTGAGTTATGGCCGTAATTCAGTGGCTCATACGAACCGTCACGCGAAACAACCATGTGATCTTCTGCCGGGTCCCATCCCACATAGCCATCGTCAGCAGCTGACTCACCACCTCGCAAAAAATTTAGCCTGTAAAGATTACGCTGCAAAAATGCGTTGAGACGCTCGCCCCAATCTGACCAGTTGTTGCCATGCGGAGGAGGGGGTATCTCACTCATCGCCTACCGCCAGATTCTGCGTTGACGCGCATTGTGCCAACTCTGAAACTACTTGTGGTGTCCGCTGTCACGCGCATTCTCATCTGCCGCCCCGAAAATCTTACAGAAGTTGGTGCGTTATCTAATGAGTAATATGTGCTATCGCTGGGGTAGGTGCGCTCTGTTTCGTTCGGATAAAACCTGGTTTTGAACTGCAGCTTTACATCGCCTTGAGTAATTTCGTCACCAATGACCTTGTTGACCTTCATGACCGCATCACCATTGCCTAGTGAAATGGGTCCAGATTCGCAAAAAGGAGTATCTGTCCCATGAGACGCACCAATAATCTCATGGTTATATGTATGTCCATCAGGCTCTACCCATATTGGGTTTTCAAACACGCCCTGATCTGTTCCACATGTTCGCTCGATCTGACCTATACCCCAGTAGTTATCCATATAATTGTAGTAAACATACCGATTGTTCTCTGTCGATTCGCTTGATGGATAAAACCACCAGGCTTCCGAATGATCAGAGTTGTTGACGGCAAATGCCTTGCTCATCTGGTTATGATTTATGTTGTCAAACACCGCATCGGTCACATCACATTGCATGCGTTTTGCTATCGATCCGTCGAAAACGAAAAATCCATCCCTGCCCATCCAGAACGCACCTTGATCAATCGCTACCGCTGATTTGCGTGATACTGTCCCACAAGCGGTTCCAACGCGCTCAAAGCCATAAACGTATGGCGGGCCTTGATAAGTCGCTATATGAGCGTCTACGTTCGTCAGGATGAGTGTACGGCCACGCATACGAATGCCGCACATAATCTCTCCGCTAGTCTGCAGCTCCAGATCGCCAGCTTCGTTTGTTGCGGCCGCTGTCCAAGTCGTATTGTCTTCTCGATCACACCATGAGATTTTGCGTCGATTCCCATCCGCTTGCAGGGCGAATATAAAACGCTCTTCTGTAACAACAAGCCCTTTGCATGATGTGGGAGAGTTTGTAATTTGAGTTGCGTTATTAGCAGTATTGAGATCCCACTCGTACAGCTTCCCGTCAGATGTTGAGCAGCCGACAAGGTTCTGGCCATAGTTATCAAGAGACCAGGTGTCTGCTTCTTGGAAAGTATTTGCGCCTAGCCTTCTAGTTCCGAACAATCCTCTGCCATAAAGACCGCCGCCGAATCCACGGTTAGCAGCAGCATCTTCATCGCCCGCTGTGAATCCTGCTGGCGTAATATCGGTAACAGCACCACCCTGGTTTACATAAACAAGCTCGTCGGCGGATCCATATGCTTGATGTGATGATCCTGAGTTATCAATCCAAACATGTGCAGCTCTTGGGGCAGATGTGAAGTTAGAGCTTAAATCATCGCGTTCTACCCAACCGCCGATCGGACGCATCGACTGATCTTCCCACCGTATAAGGTTTGCATCCCTCCAACGATTAGATGACTCGTAATCAGTTCCGACTCGATGAATCCCGGCAGGGAGTTGCAGTGGAATCAAAGGCATGTTCGCGCCTCCTAGATTTCATCCGGCCAGTCATTGATAGGAGCATTGCCCGTAGGATTCCCATCGTCATCCACAGGAACGTCATACAGAGCCATGAATGCCGCATGATCTGCCGCACCATTGATCGCTGTCTCAATCGTGTTAGAGGCTGTCCTGACTGCCGCACGATAGGTAGTGACTGCCGCAGGGACGGTGTAGCTCGACACCTCTGCCGCTTTGATAACGTGCCAGTCTGTTGGTGCTAGGAGTGATGCCGCAGCTGCCTTGGTCTGCTGTACTGCGTTGTACTTGAGGCCACGGGTAACAACCTGATTACCATCTTCATCAAGGAGTGCATTAC